TCAAGTGTCTCAATAAAATCATTGATACTCTCGAATTTGTCCTGATTACTCATAAATAGAGATAGTACTTGAACATCCCCTTTTTGAAGAGACTTAAGTAAAATCGGAAATTTTGAAAGAACGCTATAGTTATAACTATATAGTTTGTTCGGAAGTTGCATTGTACACCTCGCATTTCTGTACAAAGTATGAAACAATAATTTCACACCACAATCGATCTTCATTTGTGATACTTACAATCCAGTCCACAAGTTTATCAAAAATTTTAACTGGTTCAGTTCCACTCTGAACAAGCTGGATATAATTCATTTTCATTTGTAGTGAAAACGGCTCAAACCGTATAACCTTTGATTTATCCATCTGAATGAATGCATCATATACAACATTGTAGTATTCATTTACAAATGACTTGACTTTTATACATAAAGGCTTGCTTATCGCAAGAAGTTTCTGATCAATAGTCGCCGTATTATAAGAGAGCTGAACCTTTGGCTCATCTGTAAGTGATTTAGAGATTTTCTGAATAACTCTTTTTACACCATCTGTCACTTGGCTTTCTGATAACATTTGCTTATCGGCTGCATCTTGAATCAGTTGCTTTTTGATTTCTTTAACTCTTTGAATTTCATCGGTAGTAGCCCTCATTCTAAACCTTGCTGCACATTCAGGACAAAAAGCTATATTATTCTCAAAGGAATCTTGTGGAAGTGCACTGTCGATAATTACACACTCAAAGTAACATTGATAATCTTCCCCCTTAGTTATGCTTAGTGGCTTATTGCAATTATCATTTGCACATATTCCAGAGGCTTCGAGCAACAACCGAGTTTTAAAATCAGAGTCAACCTCTCTGGGTGCTGTAGTTACAGACGTAATACTGATGTCCTTTTTAGGCTTTCTTTTTTGTGTTGCTGCCGTAATTATGATATCTTTAAGTATGCTTGCACACCTTTTATAGCAATTGAATTCATCAATTTGTGAATCAAATGGGAGAAGTACATCACGAATAAGCATTGCAGTACCGGACGGAAATCTTTCTAAATACATCTCGAATTTTTGGGTATCCAAGTGGCTGTTTATTTTCTTTGCAAATCTTGAAATGCCATTTTTTCCCGTATAGTAGGCTTTCAATGTTCCGTCCTCAGCATCTTCGATAGGGTTTTCTTCTGAATCGCTGTAATCAGTAATGTTTAAGAACAAGTTTCTTGTAAATTGTGCAAAGCTGCGTCCTTCTGCAAGAACGGAATACAAAACCTGTGCAAAATTACTGAATACCATAAAGGTGCCTCCTTTAAACATACCTAATCATACTTAAACGTCCTTAATCGCTTTGAAAGTTTCATTCGATGGTGGTAAAATTACACCATAATCGAATTGCAAACATCTCTTCACAAAATTGTCACATCTACATTATACCACAGATTCAACAAAAAGGCAATGAGAAAAGTGTAAATTTTGTAAATTTTAAAGGAGGCATTAATTAATGACAACGACAGAACGAAAAACGGGCATCCAATCTACTCACTGCCGTCAGCATTAACCATTCACCGGAAGTTGCTGACTCAGTTGTTAACCGCTTTGGCAACCTTCACAGCATAAGCTGCCGTGAGCTGGAGGAGATGATAGATGATCTTATCTCAAAAATGAATGACAGTGAGTAACTAACATCGTCAACCCTTATACTCCCCTCTATTCTAAACCTGAACAATATTCTGCACAAAATCTTTATTTGGCTTTAGAACAGTATAACATATGAATAATAGAATCTAAATTCTATCTTATTACTTATCTGGCAATTGATTTGCATAGCCATCAACAATCATTTGAAAAGCCTCCTCCGGAATATCACCGTCCCTGTACTGTGCAATCAGTGGTATCATCTTCTTCAATATTTTGTTCAGATATAGAAATCTTGTATCGTTTCCACGAGCACAAAATTCCATATGTAAGTCGACTTCGTCTTGATCTGATAACTTATAATCGGAGAACCTTTCATAATCCGGAAAGAAGAAAACGGGATATGTGTCATCAATTTCTCGTGGTTTGTGTTCCATTAAGCCATTACCATATTCCTGCTCATATTTTGTCTCTTTTACTGTCAATTCAGCAGTCCTCAATTTTCCAACAGAGAGAAACTTTGTAATGAAACGGAAGGCATCACGTGGACTTGTACCTGCTGAATTTTCAGCTGGATTCCCTACAAGGCTATCAATAGATACTTCAAAGTACTGTGCAATTCTATATACCTGATCAAGAGTAAAACGTTTCTTTTCGTTACGATTCAATGCTTTGCTTACGTTAGCCTGCGTCATACCTGCAATTTCTGCGAGTTTCTGCTGCGTTATATTGTTTTTCACAAGGAGCATACGGATATTTTCTTCAAGTAACTGGAAATTCAATTCTGACATATTCATATTCCTTTTCAATATATTATTCCTAATTTGACATGAAAACTAAAGATTTGATTATATTATATCACATTTGATATAATTTTTTAAGAGGGCGGAAGTGATTTTACGCAAAATTTACAAAGTTACAAAAACCGTTCGTTTTAACCTCTACTTTTTCCATGAATAACGGGAGAGGTTGACTTTTCCGTCTATTTATGTCCCCAGTATGACGTTAAACTGCTGACTCATACATACTGACACCGGTTGCTCAACAGGCTGTGTGGGACAATAGAATAACAAGGCTGTCAATTTGAGCTTGACGGCTGCAAACCGAATGGAGTGAAATCCCTTCTGGAGTGCAGTCTGATTTGTTATGCCATTTTGCAGCCGGGCGATTCCTCCATTCAAGACAATGGAGGAATTTTTTATGCCAATTTATGAGAAAAAAGCTGAAAAACTGAGAGTACGCAAAACGCCAGCCGCCAAAAGGACTACATACACCTATCCGATTTATGACGGCAGCACAATTACCCTGATACCGGGAAAAGACGGTATTACTGAAGAGTTTATTGTACTTCTGCATCATTTGGATGATGCAGAAGTACGCAACAACCTGAAAAACGGTCGTCCTGAACTGACCGCTGAAGAAAAGCAGGCTGTAAAGGAATGGGAAAACGCTCATCCCGGTGAGAAAGCACCAAGAAATTGGAATCTTTCCATTGACTATGTGATGTCTGATGATGAACATGATTCTGAGAAAGCCGCTATTGAAAATATTCCTGACGGCAGTGAAGTATCTCCGGAAGTAGAAATGCTCCGTGCGGCTGTTGAAACTATGTCAGAACGTCAGAAACAGGTTTATGAACTTCATTATCTGCGAGGTTTCAATGTGAAGGAAACCGCCGCAATCCTCGGTATGTCATCACCGACAGTTACTGCTCACAAAAAAAGAATTGTGGAAATTATAAAAAAGTTTTTTGAGGGGGCTAATTTTTCAGGCTGATCCGAGGACTGTATGGTGAGAAGGAATGATTCCCAATCAAAAAAAGATGAAGAGGTGAAAACCATGGACAAAATGTTCGAACTGATTAATTCTCTGAACGCACTGACGAAAGCAGTAACTGCGCTGACAGAGAAAATCACAAGTGAGTATCTCAACACATTCGAGACCATCTACGATTCCGAAAAGGACGAGCCACAGGAAACCACTGCAAAGGAACAGCCGACACCTGAACAGCAGACTGTTACTTTTGTAGAACTCCGCAGCCGTCTGTCGGAGATTTCCCGCAATGGTCATACTGCTGAAGTCAAGGAACTGCTCCGGAAATTCGGGGCAGACAAGCTCTCCGATGTGGCAGAGTCGGACTACACAGCACTGCTTGCAGAAGCGAAGGTGATTGCAAATGCCGGGTAATCACGCACTTCTCGCGCCATCCAGCAGTGAGCGTTGGATCAACTGCCCGCCGTCCGCAAAAGAAAATGCGGTACAACAGGATACATCCAGCAGCTATGCTCAACAAGGTACAGACGCACACGCCCTCTGCGAGTACAAGGTAAAAAAGGCTCTCGGACACAGGGTTCGAGACCCCACTGAAGATTTGACATACTTCGATGAGGAAATGGCGGAATGCAGCGATACTTACTGCGAATTTGTCATGGAGCAGGTCGAAACGGCAAAGCAGAACTGCTCCGACCCGCTTGTCCTTGTAGAACAGCGTCTTGATTTTACCCGTTGGGTGGCAGAGAGCTTCGGCACAGCCGACTGTATTATCGTAGCTGACGGTACGCTTACGGTAATAGATTTCAAGTATGGGCTGGGAATTTTGGTAGAAGCCGAAAACAACAGCCAAATGCGGATGTATGCCCTCGGCGCTCTCAATCTCTTTGAAAGCCTGTACGACATTCAGACCGTCCGCATGATTATTTTTCAGCCCAGACGTGACAACATCAGCATTGCCGAAATTACCAAAGAAGAGCTGCTCGAATGGGCAGAAAAAATCCTCGTTCCGGCAGCGGTCCTTGCCGCCAATGGTGAGGGCGAATACAAGGCAGGCAAACACTGTCAGTTCTGCAAGGTAAAGGCAACCTGCCGCAAGCGTGCGGAGTACAATCTCCAAATGGCACAGTACGACTTTGCCGTTCCTGATACACTTTCCGATGATGAAATCAGCATGATTCTCAATCGTGCGGACACCTTTATCGGTTGGGTAAACGATGTAAAAACATATGCACTTGAACAGGCAATCAGCGGTAAGGAGTTCCCCGGATATAAGATCGTGGAAGGTCGCTCCAACCGAAGATACACAAATGATGATGCCGTTGCGGCAGTTGTCACGGATGCAGGATATGACCCATTTGAAAAGAAGCTCATGGGCGTGACCGCAATGACAAAATTGCTCGGCAAGAAAAAATTTGATACCCTGCTCAGCTCTCTTATTGAGAAACCACAGGGCAAACCGACACTGGTTCCCGATTCCGATAAACGGAAAGCGTGGAATCCCACAGCAGAAGATTTTAAAGAGTAAAGGAGTTTTTATTATGGCAAAGATTATGAATCCGACAAAGGTGGTCACGGGCAAAAATACTCGCTTCAGCTATCTCATCGTAAACGAGCCGAAGAGCATCAACGGCGGCACTCCGAAGTACAGCGTATCTCTTATCATTCCGAAAAGCGATACCGTAACGGTGGAGAAATGCAAAGCGGCAATCAAGGCTGCTTATGACGAGGGACAGTCCAAACTCAAGGGAAACGGCAAGTCTGTTCCCGCACTTAAGATGCTCAAAACGCCTCTTCGTGACGGCGATGAAGAAAGACCGGACGACCCGGCTTACGCAGACAGCTACTTCATCAACGCAAACAGCGCAACAAAGCCCGGTGTCGTAGATGCCGACTGCCAGCCGATTCTCGATACCAGCGAACTTTACAGCGGTATCTACGGTCGTGCAAGCATTAATTTCTACGCATTCAATACCAATGGCAACCGTGGAATTGCCTGCGGTTTGAACAATCTCCAGAAGCTCCGTGACGGAGAGCCGCTGGGCGGTAAATCCCGTGCAGAGGACGATTTTGCAGACGATGACGACGATGATTTTCTTTCATAATTGACTGATACAGACGGGTGGGCGTTTGCGGTGTGAACCGTGGGTGGGAAATTTGGAGTTGATAATATGCATAAATTGATGATTGACTTGGAAACCCGCAGCGACGCAGACATTACCAAAACAGGCGTATACCGCTATGCCGATTCTCCTTATTTTGATATTCTGCTGTTTGCCTATTCCGTAGACGATGCTCCGGTGAAGGTCATTGACCTTGCCAGCGGTGAGTCGCTCCCCGATGATATTCTTCATGCCTTGACGGACGATTCTGTCACAAAGCACAGCTTCAACGCTTCTTTTGAGCGCGTATGCCTGTCGGTCTGGCTGAAACGCAATTATCCCGATATTTTCCACAGTTACAGCATTCCACAGGATTCTGTCGGCAATTATCTTAGTCCTGATTCTTGGCACTGCTCTATGGCAGCGTCCGCTTACCTTGGATTGCCGCTGACGCTGGCAGGAGTCGGCTCGGTCCTGAAACTCGAACAGCAGAAGATGACAGAGGGCAAAGCTCTCATCAAGTATTTTTGTGTCCCCTATGCCTATGACGGCGATAAACCGCTGTTTCATGTTCCGTCCGATGCTCCTGATAAGTGGGCGGTTTTCAAAGCATACAACAAGCGTGACGTGGAGACGGAAATAGGAATCGAGAGGAAAATAAGCCGTTTCCCTGTTCCTTATTTCGTATGGAAGGAATACCACCTTGACCAAGAAATCAACGACCGCGGCATTCAGCTTGATTTGCCGCTTGTCCGTAATGCAATTCGTATCGGCGATTGTGCAAAACAGCATCTTACTGAAAAGCTGTGCGAATTGACAGGACTTGAAAATCCAAACTCCGTGCAGCAAATGAAAGGTTGGCTGAAATCGCACGGCGTAGAAATAGAATCACTCGGCAAAAAGGAAGTGCAGGAACTGATAGATAAAGTTTCGCCGGAAATTCGTGAAGTACTGCTGCTCCGACAGCAAACCTCCAAATCCTCTGTCAAAAAGTATGCAGCAATGCGAAATGCGGTCTGCTCGGATGGCCGTGCAAGAGGAATGTTCCAGTTCTACGGTGCAAATCGTACAGGTCGGGAAGCAGGAAGGATTATACAATTGCAAAATTTACCGCAGAATCATATTCCCGATTTGGAATCGGCACGAAATCTCGTTCTTTCCGGCAATATGGATGCTCTGGAACTTCTCTATGAGGATATTCCCGACACGCTTTCACAGCTTATCCGCACGGCATTTGTACCGAAAGCAGGCTATAAATTCATCGTAGCGGACTTCTCTGCTATTGAAGCCCGTGTCATTGCATGGCTTGCAGGTGAACAGTGGAGAATGGACGCTTTTGCTAATGGCGAGGATATTTATTGTGCATCGGCATCAAAGATGTTCGGTGTTCCTGTTGTAAAGCACGGCGTGAATGGACACTTGCGGCAGAAAGGTAAGGTGGCGGAATTGGCTTGTGGCTACGGCGGCTCTGTCGGTGCAATGAAAGCCATGGGTGCAGACGCTATGGGACTTTCAGATAATGAGCTGAAGCAGATTGTCACAGATTGGCGGAAGGCATCACCCAACATCGTACAGCTCTGGTGGGACGTGGAGAGGATGGCTATCAAGGCAGTCGGCGGCAAAACTCAGACAGAAACACACGGTATCAAATTCAGCTATGAATCTGGATTTCTGTTTATTGAACTCCCCTCCGGCAGACGGCTTGCCTATGTAAAGCCACGTATTGAAGAGAACCGTTTTGGCGGTGAATCTATTACCTATGACGGTGTCGGCACATCAAAGAAGTGGCAGCGGCTGGAGACATACTCCGGCAAGCTCGTGGAAAACATCGTTCAGGGTATTGCTCGTGATTTGCTGTTTTATTCCCTACAGACATTGTCTCACTGCTTTATCGTCGGGCATATCCACGATGAAATGATTATTGAAGCTGATAGACGAATGTCACTGCAGGCTGTCTGCGAACAGATGGCTCGTACACCGAAATGGGCAAAGGGGCTGCTCTTGCGGGCTGATGGGTACGAGTGTGAATTTTATAAAAAAGATTAGGAGCAGGCTAATTTTCAGCATATTTTTAAGGACTGTATAATGAGAAGAATTTTAGGAGGGTTTTGCTATGTTTTATGTAAAAGAAAATATCAATGACACTGTTGAAGTCAAGGTAGAGCTGAACGATGAAAATGTGTTCTGCACCTGCCCCGACTGCGGCAAGGAAGTATCCGTTGACCTGTCTGTTATATTTGCAGACGGCATGGGCGACATGTATGGCACGGCAGTTTGCTGTTCTGCCTGCTCGAAGAAAAGAATGGAGGCACTGAAATGAAAAGTTTGATTCCTATGGACGATTACGGCGTGTTCGTCGATAAACATGACACCGCCAGAGTAGACAGCCGCTATGTGGCACAGTTCTTTGAAAAGGAACACAGAGCTGTCCTCCGTGATATTCGTGAACTTGATTGCTCGGAGGAATTTCGACTGCACAATTTTGTGCAGTCGGCATACATCAACGAACAGGGACATAAGCAGCCGTGTTACATTATGACCCGTGACGGTTTCGTCTTTCTGGCAATGGGCTATCGTGGTAAAAAGGCGGCACAGTTCAAGGAACTGTACATACGCCGTTTCAACGAGATGGAGTCTTTCATCAGAACGCTTGTATCAGCAAGGCAGGAATTTCCTTTGCTGACCGAGAATATCCGTCTTATCAACGACAACCCGAAGCCTTATCACTTCAGCAATGAATGCGATATGCTCAACCGTATTGTACTTGGCATGACGGCAAAGCAGTTCAGAGTGCTTCATGGTATTGAGAAAAAGACCAGCATCCGCCCATATCTGACGCAGGAGCAAATCAATATGCTTGAAGTTCTGCAAAAGGCTGATATTGGTCTGCTGCTGTCAGTTCCAGATTTTCAGACGAGAAAGCGTCATCTGGAATGGTATGCGGCACGCATAAAAAAGGAGCACGGCAATGGCAGATAAGTACAACGCAGAGGGCTATTTCAGCCCTACAGAACACGAAGCGTTCACCCGTCTGGAAAAGGAAGAAAAGGCAGTCCGCAAGGCTGCCGCCTTCCGACCCATTGTGTATATATGCTCTCCTTACTCCGGAGATACGGAGAGAAATATCAAGAACGCCAAGAGATACAGCCGCTTTGCCGTAGACAAGCACTATCTGCCGATTGCACCGCACATCTATTTTACGCAGTTCATGGACGACGATATTCCAGAGGAACGGGATACAGCCATTTTTATGAATTGGGTGCTGATGAGCAAGTGCGTGGAGCTTTGGGTGTTCGGTGAGAATATCTCCGCAGGCATGAAGGCGGAGATTGACCGTGCGAAGCGTAAACACATGAGAATTCGTTATTTCACGGAAGAATTGGAGGAAAAGCTATGAAATTTACCCTGTATACTGCCGACTGTACCGGCAATGCGAAGAACACCAACTACCCACACCAGAAAGTCATTACCTCTGAAGCTGACCTAAAGAAGGCGGTCGCCTTCGATCATGTGTGCGCACTGTATGATAATTTTTCCCGCAGTGACACGAACTTCCAGCTCTCGGATGTTGTGCCGATGGACTGTGACAACGACCATTCCGACGATACGGACGAGTGGATCACGCCCGAAAAGCTGTCGGAGATGCTAACAGATGTGGCATTTGCGGTCACATACAGTCGTCATCATATGCTGGCGAAAGGCTCGGTATCCGCCCGCCCTCGTTTCCATGTATTTTTCCCGACAACGCCCTGCAAGGATGCAACATTTCACAAAGCAATCAAAACCCGTATCTACAAGGAACTTCCCTTCTTTGACGGCAATGCGCTGGATGCCTCCCGTTTTCTGTTTGGCTCGAAAGGTGAGGTGGTTTGGCACGAAGGGAGTCTGACTATCGAGGACTGGCTGACACTGATGAAATCGAACCGCAGCATTCCAGAAGGGCAGCGCAACAGCACCCTGTCCCGTATTGCGGGCAGACTGGTCAAGCGTTTCGGTGTGACGGATGAAGCCCGTCAGAAATTTCTGGACAAAGCAGCCGAGTGCAATCCTCCTCTTGATGATACGGAATTGGAAAGCATCTGGAACAGTGCCTGCAAGTTCGGCAGCAAGGTTACCGCGCAGGACGGATATGTTCCGCCCGACCAGTTCGGACAAAATCCTCTCCTGCCGGATGATTTTTCCGATGTCGGTGAAGCCCGTACTTTCGTGGACTGCTTTGGCGAGGAAATCACCTTCACGGTTGCTACCAATTACCTGCGTTACAATGGTGTATATTGGGAGGAATCGGAACAGGCGGCGGTCATGGCGATGATTGAACATACCGATGCCCAGCTTTCGGATGCGGAAAGCAAGATGGAAGAACATTTATGTGCACTGGAAAAGCTCGGCGTTCCCAGAATGCTGGCAAAAGCGGGTGGTAAAAAGTTCCGTGATAGTTTGAATCCGGAGCAGGGTGCTGCATATGGGCTATTCAGATTTTCGGAGATATACCACGATTTCGTGATGAAGTATCGCAACATCCGAAGTCTGAATAACGCCCTTGATGCCGCCAAACCACTGGTACTGAAGCACCCGGAGCAGCTTGACGGGAATCCTATGCTGCTGAATACGCCCGGCGGCACTTATGATCTGACGAAAGGTATTAACGGTTGGAGAGCGACTGATCCTGCTGACCTGATTACCAAAGTGACAGCGGTCGTGCCGAATGAGGAAGGCAGGCAGTTATGGGAGGAAGCCTTGCAGGTGTTCTTCTGCAGCGACCAGAGTCTCATTGACTATGTCCAGATGATCTGCGGACTTTGCCTGATTGGAAAGGTATACACCGAGGCGATGATTATTGCTTATGGTGATGGACGCAACGGCAAATCGACATTCTGGAATGTAATTTACAAGGTGCTGGGCAGCTATTCCGGCAATATCTCTGCTGACGCCCTGACCGTCAACTGCAAGCGGAACGTGAAGCCCGAAATGGCAGAGCTGAAGGGCAAGCGGCTGATTATTGCTGCCGAGCTGCAGGAAGGTATGCGTTTGAATACCTCTGTGGTAAAACAGCTCTGTTCGACCGATCCCATTTTCGCAGAAAAGAAGTTCAAGGCTCCGTTCTCTTTTGAGCCAAGCCACACGCTGGTGCTGTATACCAACCACCTGCCGAAGGTGTCTGCCTCCGATGACGGCACATGGCGTAGACTGATCGTGATCCCGTTCCATGCAAAGATTCAGGGACAGGCTGACAAAAAGAATTATACCCAGTATCTCATTGACAATGCAGGCGGTGCGGTTCTTTCGTGGCTGATCGAGGGTGCGATGAAGGTGGTCGCTGCCGATTTCAAGGTAGACCGCCCACAATGTGTGTTGGATGCGATCGGAGCGTATCGTGACGGCAATGACTGGCTTGGAGCATTCATCAATGATTGCTGCGATGTAGATGCATCCTATCAGGAGAAGTCCGGAGAGCTGTATAAGCGTTATCGTGAGTATTGCATAGAGAATGGTGAGTATGTCCGCAGCACGACCGATTTCTACGGTGCGTTGGAGCAGGCAGGATATAAGCGCAAGAAGCTGAACAGCGGAATTACCATCTATGGGCTTCAAATTCGTCTGGAATTTCTTGATTGACCTGCACTTTCATCATTCAAAAACGACGTAAAATCGGGAAAGTGCAGGTCGGTGAAACTCATATACAGACCTTACGCAGGCGAGAAAAAACATAGAATTTTCTTCCTATAGAAAGGTTTGGAAATGACATTCACCGACCTGCACTATTTCCCAGAAAGGTCGATTTTATGCGAGAAAAATCAATTGAAGAAAAACTGGTCGCTGCCGTAAAAGTACAAGGCGGTGTCTGTTGGAAGTTTACCTCTCCCGGAACAGCAGGTGTGCCAGACCGCATCGTATTGATGCCATTCGGCAGAATCGGTTTCGTGGAGGTCAAAACACCCGGCGAAAAGCCCCGGTCGCTGCAGCGACTTCGTATCAAAGCACTTCGGCGGCTGGGCTTCAAGGCGTTTGTGTTGGACAGCCCCGATCAGATTGGAGGGATCATTGATGAAATACAAACCCCATGACTATCAGAAGTTCGCTGTGGACTTCATCGAAACACACCCAGAGGCGGCAGTCCTGCTGGAATGCGGACTCGGCAAGACCAGCATCACCTTGACGGCGCTGAACGACCTCATGTTTGACAAGTTTGAGGTACGCAAGGTACTGATCATCGCCCCGATTCGTGTATGCAAGAATAGCTGGGCTGCCGAGATCGCCAAGTGGGATCACCTTGAGGGGCTGAATTACAGTCTGGTGCTGGGCAGCCGTGAGCAGCGGCTTGCGGCACTCCGGCAAAAGGCAGACCTCTACATCATCAACCGTGAGAATGTGCAGTGGCTCATTGAAAGCAGCGGAATGCCGTTTGATTTTGACATGGTCGTTATTGACGAGCTGAGTTCCTTCAAGAATCATCAGTCCAAGCGATTTAAAGCACTACGGAAGGTACGACCTTTCGTAAAGCGCATCGTAGGGCTGACCGGAACACCATGCAGCAACGGACTCATGGATTTGTGGGCACAGTTCCGTCTGCTGGACAAGGGTGAACGTCTCGGCAAGCGTATCGGACAGTATCGTGATGCTTATTTTACACCGGACTGGAACGGCTTCACTTACACACCGAGAAAGGGCGCGGAAAAGGAAATATACGGCAAAATCGCTGATATCAGCATCTCCATGAAAACCACCGACCACCTGACCATGCCGGAGCTGGTAACGACAGCGGATAGAGTGGAACTTGATGAGAAGGCTGCAGCAATTTACAAAGATATGGAACAGGATATGTGTCTGGACTTCGTGCGGGATTCCATTACAGCAGCAAATGCAGGTGTCCTGTGTGGAAAGTTGACACAGCTTGCCAGCGGTGCGGTTTATACCGATGGCGGCAACGTGATGCGGATACATTCCCACAAGCTGGACGCACTGGAAGATCTGATCGAAGCGCAAAACGGCAAACCTGTTCTGATCGCATACTGGTACAAGCATGAACGGGACAGCATCATGGAGCGTTTCGAGTGCAGAGAGATCAAGACCGATACAGACATTGCCGACTGGAATGCAAGCAAAATACCAATCGCACTGATACAGCCTTCTTCCGCAGGTCACGGGCTGAATTTGCAGTCCGGCGGTAGCACCATCATCTGGTACACGATGCCGTGGTCGCTGGAACTGTATCAGCAGACCAACGCCCGCCTCTGGCGTCAGGGGCAGCAGTCCGAAACGGTCGTAATCCACCACATCGTATCGGTGGGAACGATTGATGAAGATATCATGAAGGTTCTGGAAAACAAGGATAAAACACAGGCAGCAATGATGAGTGCAGTGAAAGCGAGAGTAAAATGAGCGAAGGATATGTGCCGCTGTCTGCGGCAATTATTGAGAGAGCTTTGCTGGACTACAAACAGGCATTGAGCGAAAAAGACGAAGGCACGATCCGCGAATGCGAGCGTTTCCTGCGGTCGCAGTGGTTTGCCTTTCTGTCCGACTTAGACGGTGAGAAGCTGATTGTTATGATGAAGGAGGAAGCAGCATGAAGGAATACTGGAACAAAGCGGAACGACTCCGCAAACGCATCAACCGGAAAATACATGAAATCCGTCTGCTGCGTGAGAGAGCCGAAGGCATGAATGGCAGCGGTATCAACGATATGCCGAGAACGGTGTCTCCCGACCACAGCAAGATGGAAGGAACTGTATTCAAAATCATGGCACTGGAACAGGAGATACAGGAAACGCAGGCGGAGTATGATGCCCTGATATCTGACATGGAAAACCGCATCCGTCAGGTGGAGGACAGTGATGCACGTGACCTGCTTACCAAGCGTTACCTTGAATTCAAGCCGTGGGCAGTAATCGCTTCGGAGTTCGGCTACAGCGTACAGAATATCTACCGTCTCCATACCAAAGTCCTCGAAAAGTTGAGAGTTGATGAGAGTTCATAAAACTTGACTTACACGAGGATATGTGGTAAACTGTATAATAGAAGAATTATGTAAAGCCGTTGTGATCTGACCGCAGCGGCTTTTGTTATACTCGAAGGAGGTGTCGGCTATGCCGAGGAAGAGTAAACGCCCATGCAGTCACCCCGGCTGTCCGAATCTGACCGAGGACAAGTACTGCGAGGAGCACAAGTCTCTTCACCCCGACCGACCGTCTGCCGCTAAGCGTGGCTACGGCAGCAAGTGGCAGAGACTGAGCAAGGCGTACCTCCGCCGGCATCCTTTGTGTGTGCGGTGCAAAGCACAGGGACGGTTCACGGCAGCGACCGTGGTCGACCATATCATTCCTCACCGTGGTGATCCGCATCTGATGTGGAATGAAAGCAACTGGCAGGCTCTTTGCAAGTCCTGCCATGACCGCAAGACGTGGACAGAAGACCGAAATCCCGTCTATCGGTATTGATTGTGTCTGAAATGTTGCCGGTGGGGGGATAAAAATCGCTAATTGTGAATTTTTTACAGACCGGCGTCCCCTCTCACGCACAAAAACGGGTATTCAAATACCCTATTGACCCCTCAGATATAAAAATACTGAAAAGCACCGATAATTTCTAACTTTGCCGACTTTTACAGTCGGCATTTTTTATGCCCGATTTTAAGTTTTGTTTGATTTTCTTTGATTTTTCGGAGGTGATGACATCATGGCGAAAGACGGTACAAACCGAGGCGGTGCAAGACCGGGTGCAGGACGACCAAGAAAGGCACTCGCTGAAAAGATCGCTGAGGGAAAAACTGCTGAAGTTATGATGCAGCCTGCGAATATAGAATCCGCTGAAACACCGCCTGTCAGAAATTTCATGAAAGAATTACAGCGTGACGGCACAAAACTTCTCGCCGATGATGTGTATACAGAAACCTATCAATGGCTGAAAGAACGCTCCTGTGAGAAAATCGTCAGCCGTCAGCTTGTGGAACAGTATGCCATGAGCATTTCCCGTTGGATTCACTGCGAGCAGATCGTCACCAAATACGGATATATTTCCAAACATCCTACAACTGGTGCGGCAATTGCCTCTCCCTATGTAGCGATGTCACAGAATTACATGAAACAGGCAAACCAAATCTGGAATCAGATTTTTCAGATAGTCCGTGAAAACTGCTCTGTGGAATTTCAGGGCAATCCGCAGGAAGATATGATGGAAAAATTACTGAGAAGCAGAAAGTGAGAAATACATGAAAGCAGATGTTCAATTCTGGAGAGAACTGAAACAGCAGAGAAACAACATGACCAAACAGCAATACCGCACGATAAAAGGACAGGCTGTCAAAGGCAATATGGATGCCGCCCGAAGAGGTATGCTCAGAATTCAGCAGAGGAGGAATTACAGATGACAATGACCACAGAATTTCAGCTTGTTGACATCAACAAGTTAGTGCCTTATGCAAATAACGCTCGTACACACAATAAAGAACAGATTCTGAAACTCCGTTCTTCCCTCCGTGAGTTTGGATTTGTGAATCCTGTCATCATTGACAAGGAATACAACGTTCTTGCTGGGCATGGACGCATCATGGCAGCAAAGGAAGAAGGAATTACAGAAGTTCCTTGTGTATATGTTGACCATTTCACAGAGGCACAGAAAAAGGCATATATTCTTGCCGACAATCGTATGGCATTGGACGCAGGCTGGGACGATGATTTGCTTGCTGTTGAGATGGAAGAGTTACAGAATCTCGGATTTGACCTTGGTTTGACTGGTTTCGATGAATCTGAAATTGCTGATTTATTTGATACAAACAGCGGTGATGAAGTCAAAGACGATGATTTTGACCTTACCAAGGCACTTGAAAAGGCTGCATTTGTACAGCATGGCGATATCTGGATTGTCGGAAAACATAAGCTGATGTGCGGCGACGCTACTTCTGCGGAAGATGTATCTGCTCTTATGGGAGATACAAAGGCAAACCTTATTCTGACCGATCCGCCCTATGGAGTTTCTTTCAAGAGTTCCAGTGGACTTACCATTCAGAATGACAGTATGAAAAACGAGGAGTTTTATACATTCCTGCTGTCCTCCTTTCAGCGAATGGCAGAACATCTGGAAAAAGGCGGCTCTGCCTATGTATTCCATGCAGATACCGAAGGGCTGAATTTCAGAAAAGCATTCATTGATGCCGGATTTCATCTTGCAGGCTGCTGCATCTGGGTAAAAGACAGCCTTGTGCTGGGGCGCTCGGATTATCAGTGGCAGCATGAACCTGTGCTGTATGGCTTTATGCAGAATGGCAAGCATCACTGGTATTCCGACCGTAAGCAGACGACCATCTGGCATTTTGACAAGCCGAAACGCAACGCCAATCACCCCACCTCTAAACCGCTGGACTTGCTTGGCTATCCCATCGGCAATTCTACACAGGAAAATGGCGTGGTAATGGACACCTTTGGCGGCAGCGGTTCTACTTTGATGGCTTGCGAACAACTGAATCGCATCTGTTACACCATGGAACTGGATGAAAAATATGCCTCGGTGATTCTTCGCCGGTATGTTGAGGATACCGGCGATGCTGACGGTGTGTATGTTATCCGTGACGGACAGCAGATACCTTACTGTGAACTTGTAAAAGAGGTGGAAAAGCATGATGAATAAACCTCTTACGCTCGGCAGCCTTTTTGATGGCTCAGGAACATTCCCCATGATGGCTATGCTTTCCGGCATCGTGCCTGTCTGGAAATCAGAAATTGAACCTTTTCCTATCG